AGGCGGCCGGCGGGCGCATGGCCGAGCTGTACGACGAGGACACCGGCGCGGACGAAGCGCTGTGGCGCGGCCTGGTGAGCGGCGGCATTGAGGTGGGCACCGAGGTTTTGCCGGTGGGCAGCTGGGTGGAGATTGTGAACCGCGGCGGCAAGGGCCTGGTGCGCAACCTGCTGCAGCAGATGGGCGAGGAAGGCACCGAGGAAGCCGTGGGGTATGTGGTGAACTACCTGGCCGACGTGGCCGCCAAAGACCCGAACGCCGAGTTCAGCTGGGCGGAGCTTGCGCAGAATGCCGGGATGGGGGCCATCAGCGGCGGGTTCTACGGTGCGGCAGGCACAGGGCTGAACCTTGCTTTGAACCGCGCCAACACCCGAATGGCGGAGAACCTGGCAGGCGGCGAGAACCAAGTGCAGCAGGCGAACACCCGCACGGCGCAGGCTGTGCGGGAGGCGGCGCTGACGCAGGCGCAGGATATGCAGCAGGCCGTCGCCGACCCGCTGGGAGCCGCCGCGCGGCTGGAGGAGGAAACCCGCCCCGGCAGCACGGCGGCAGAGGAAAAGTATGCCCCGCAGGCGGCCCGGAGCGCGCAGGAGAGCGCGCAAAACGCTGACGGGGAACTTGCCGCCCGGCAGGCGGAAAACGCCGCACAGGCCGCCGCTGACGCGCTGGCGCAGGAGAAAGCGGCACAGGACGCCGACACCCTGACCGGGGAGGAAGCGGCACAGCGCGCCGATGCGCAGGCGGTGAGCGAGGCGGCGCTTGCGCAGGCCGCCGCCGAGCGGTACGCGCAGGAAAGCGCGCCGCAGGCGGACACGGTGGCACTGGAGCGGGGCACGGTGCGCCGGGAAACCGTGGAAGGAATACAGGCGTTTGCCGACGCGGAGGAAAGCTATACCCCTTACATGAAAAAGGCGCTGGTGGAGCGGCACAAGGGGCAAAGCCCGGCGGTGTATGTGCAGGAGATGCACAGCATGTATAACGCCGGGCGCGAGGGCGTTTTGAGCTTTGAGCAGGCGAAAAGCGCCAGCGCAGCGCGCGCCGCCGTGGTGCAGGACGACGCGGCGCTGTACACCGCGTACAGCCTGGGGCGCAACGCCGCCAGCGCCCTGACGGTGCAGCAGCCTGCCGCCGCCGTGACGGAACCGGAGGTGCGCTATGACGGCGTGCCGGCCGGCAGCGCGCAGGTGCCGGATGCCGTTTTGCAGGGCGTGGCGGAAAAGTTTGGCATGAATGTGGACGTGGTACGCCAGCTGACCGCCGACAACGGCGGGGAGGTGAACGGGTACTGGGCCGCCGGTGCGGCAGCCCTGACCGTGGGCGAAAACAGCGCCAACGCCTACCAGACGGTGCAGCACGAGCTGACCCACTGGATGGAGGGCGAGAACCCGGAGGGCTGGGCCAGGCTGCGCGCGCGGACGATGGCGTTTGCGGCAAGCGAATACGGGCTGGGCGGCGTGCAGCAGCACATTGGCCGGTACGAGAGCAGCTACGGCGACAGGACGCAGGCGGCGGACGAGTATGCCCGCGACCTGTTTGCCGGCATTATGAGCAGCGAGGAGAACACCCGCGCGTTTGTGGAATATGTGAGCGAGGACAGCGAAACGACGCGGGAGGAGAAGCGCAGCGTTTTGCAGGCTTTGCGCGAGATGCTGGACAAGATCGTGGGCAGCATCCGCAGCCTTTTGCGCGGCGGCGACGCGACGCTGGGCGCCGCAGACGGGCGGCGGCTTGCCGAGCGCGCCGAGAACGCCGAGAAAGCGCGCGCCGTGTGCGACGAGGCCCTGGCCGAGCTGGAAACCGCGCGCCGGAACGCCCGCGCGCGCCTGGAGGCCGCCGGACAGGCGGACAGCGATACAAAAAACGCCCCCGCGGCAAGCGAGGGCGTGAAGTACAGCATTAACCCGGAATTTGCACGGGAGCTTGACGAGTGGAACGACGGAGGAAGGGAGGAAAGAAAAACTTTTACGCTGGGCACCACCGGCGAAGCGCTGAAAAGCATTGGCGTGGCCGACAGAAGCATTGTGATGCTTAGCGGAAAGATACGGAAAATACTGCGCGACCACCCCAACATGACGCTGGATATGGTGAAGCAGATACCCGCCATGCTGGAAAACCCGGTGCTGGTACTGGAAAGCCAGGGCCAGAGTATGCGGCCCGGCACCAGGAAGAACAGCCGCATTGTGGTTGTGGGGAATGTGACAGATGCAAACGGAGCGCCCGTGCTGTGCGTGATGGACCTTGCGCCGGGAACCGGCACAGACCGAAAGCTGGGCTTGCAGGACTTTAACAAGGTGAGCAGCGCTTACCCGAAGGACGTGAACCCGCGCGGCTTTTTGGAAAAGAGCAATGTGCTGTACGCGGAGCCGGACATGGAAAAAACCGGTGCTGCCTTGAGCGCCTTCGGCTTCAAATTGGCCACGTCAGCGCCCGGCAGTACCGGTGTTATTGGCAGTATAACATACGAGAACGGGGACGTCAAGATTAAGGGCGTACCGTTTACGGAAATTTTTGGGAATGAAAATAAGACCAAAGAGTGGTTCCAAGTCCGCGGCAACCGCGTGCCTTTGGACGGAACCAGTTTTGGTCTTATTCGCAGTATACAGCTTGGGGACGCGGATGTCAAGTACAGTGAGAAGATCAGCGGCGCGGTGACACAGGAAGAACTGGAAAAAGCGCGGGCGGAGTACCGCGAAGCGGAACGCGCCCTGAAGGACAGCTGGGCGAGGGAAAAAGCGTGGCGGCAGCAGGACGAGGCCGAACATGGGCGGTTTTTGGCCCGCCTGATGCAGCACAAGCGCGCCGGGGACGCGGTGCAGTGGAAACAGAGCCAGGAATACCTGGAATACAAGGCGGCGGAAAACCGGTTTAAGGCCGAGCAGGACGCGCTGCTGGAACAGCGCGACCTGGCACAGGAAGTGATCAAACAGGCCCGCGAGCAGGAGCAGGACAAGACATGGCAGAAAAAGCAGGCCCAGCAGGCCGAGTACGACGCCGAGGTGCGGGAAAGCGGCATGAGCCGGGAGGATTACCACCGGGAACAGGCAGCGGACACCTACGGCACCACAAAGTGGTTTGAGAGCGCCGGGTACATTTTGCCGGACGGGCGAATGCTGGATTTCAGCGGAGGGAGCGACAAGAGCGTACGCGACCTTGACCACCGCGACATCCAAAGCGTTTACGGCCCGGCGGAGCTTGCGCGCGGGGCAGAACAGACGGATTACCTGAATGCCTTTATTGCCGAAGGCAATGTGCGGGTGATGGCGGAAAGCCCCGGCGTGGACGTGAGCGCCGAAACCGAGGTGAGCGACGCGCAGAAGGCGGCCATTGCCGAGATGGCCGACACGCTGGGCGCGGCAAAGCATGGGTTTAACCTGGACATCAGCCGCAAAGACGGCAGCACTGCCGCGACGCGCTGGTACGAAGGCCGGGTGCGCGGCAGCGAAGTGGTGCGCGACCTGGAAACATATTACCGCACAGGCAGCCTGCCGGAGCAAAGCGAACTGAACCGGTTCCGGTACAGCAAGAAGGTAGACGCCGAGAAACACCCGCAGAGAAGGAAAACGGGCGAAGAACAGGTGAGCTTTGAAACCCTGCGGGAACTGCCGGATATGGAGATCACCGAGGTGGAGGAAAACGACCTGGCCGACAAGCCCGTAAAGGAAATTTTGGATGCGGGCCTGGCGAGCACGCAGCGCATACCGGGCAAAAACAGCGGGAGCGTGGTAAACCGATACACGGGAGATACCATTGTTGTGACGAGGGCTGGGCTGCGGCACGGGCTTTTGAACGCGGCCCAGATACAAAAAAATGCCCCGTATGTGGGGCAGATCGGGCCGATTTTGGAGAACGCCGTAAAGGTGAACGAGCTGGAAGCGCGCGGCAAGGAGGTGCGAAGTGATTTGTACCTTGGGGCGGCACGCATGAGCGACGGCAGCCTGATGGGGGTCCGCTTTGTTGTAAATATGTACGAGGACGGCCAGAAGGTGCTGGATGCCGACAGCATGGAACCCTTGCGGGGAAGCCTGTACGCCCATACAGGCAGACAAATTAAAAATGGAACCGAATCCCTCAAGGGGCGAGAGGTCAGCACGAATGCCGTTGCTCTGTACGGTTCCAACATCAGTATAGAAGATTTTTTGGGCAGCGTCAAGGAGGAACTGGGCGAAAATTTATCTGCGAATGTAAAATATGCCTTTGGCATGGACACGGAAACAACGGCTGGCTTTGGCGAAGGACTGCGGTACAGCGCCCCGACGGAGGCGGACTATGACGACCTGCGGGCGCAGAACCGGGAGCTGGCGCAGAAAAACCTGTACATGGAACAGCAGATGGAGGTGCTGCGGCAGGAGTTTAAGGCATCGGGCGGGCACAGCGTAAGCCGGGCGAGCGCGCGGGGCATTGCCCAGCGCATTTTGAAGCTGACGGGCAGCAAGTACGGCGTGGACAGGCTGAGCGGCGATTTGTGGCGGGTGTTTAACGTGGAAGGCAACGGCGAGCCGACGCTGAACGCCGACGCGATGGACGCCCTGACCGACGTGATGCGCGGGGTGCTGAACGAGAGCGAGCAGAAAAACACCGAGCTGCGGGAATACTATAAACCGCTGCGCGAAACCCTGCGCGGCACGACGCTGGAGGTGCGCCGGGACAGCGCGGAGTTTGCCGAGCTGATGAACGCCTACGGCGACGGCAAAAACGGGCGGCAGTGGGGCAACGTGCGCAAGGCGCTGTTTGGCCGGCTGAACGTGCGGCTGACCGACGGGGCCGGAAACTGGGACACGATGCAGGCCGAGCTGGCCGAGAGCTGGCCGGGAACCTTTGACGCGGAGAACACCGACATTACCGCATTTACCGACGCGGTGCTGGGGGTGTATGAGGCAAGCGTGCCGGTGGTGGAGAACCCGTATGGCATGGACATGGAAACACTGGCGCTTGACCTGGCCAACGAGGCGGTGGAGGGATACCTGAACAGCCCGACACGCCGCACCATGGCAGACCGCGCGGCGCAGGACGCGCAGAAGGCCGCGCGCGCCGAGTACCGCAAGGGGCGGCGGGACGCGCAGGCCGAGATGAAGGCCCTGTACGACCAGGCATACGCCAACCGGAAAGAGCGGTTTGACGCCATGCTGGAGGTTTACAAGCAGAAGGCACAGAACGCCAAGGACGACGCCGTGATGCGGGAGCGGATGCAAAAGCTGAAATGGGTGCAGACGCGGGACAAAAAGCTGGTGCGCCAGCAGGCGGAGTTTGCCACGCGGATGCAACGGCGCAACGACGGGCTTTTGTACCGCAAAAGCCGGGACAGTGCCCAGAAGCAGGTGCGCACCCTGGCGGCCTGGCTGCGGGAGCCGACGGACACCAAACATGTGCCCAAGAAGATGCGCACCGCCGTGCTGAACGTGCTGAACCTGTTTGACTGGAACACCAGCAACGCGGGCACGGCGACGGCGCAGCGGTGGCAGGAAACCATGAAGGACATTGCCCTGATGGCCAAGGACGCCGAGGCGCTGGAACACATGGGCGCAGGCGCGGGCGACTATGCCGATTTTGACCCCAGCCTGCCGGGATACATTGACACGCTGTTGCAGCAGACCGGCGGAAAGACGGGGATTGGGCAGTTCAGCGGCGAGCAGATGCGGCAGCTGGATGTGATTTTGAAAAGCATGACCAAGAGCATCACGCAGGCCAACAAGCTGCTGGCCGAGGGCAGCAGGGAAACCATTGCCGCCGCGGGCGACGCGAGTGTGGCCGAGATGGCCGCGCGGGAAAAGCAACAGGTAAAGAACAAAAACAACCTGTTGGGCAAGGCGGTGAAGGCCGCCGCCGACACCACGGCGGGCGACGCCCTGGGGCAGCTGCTTGGCGTGGATATGATGGACGCAGGGCGGTATTTTGCCGCCCTGGGCGACACGGCAGAGCAGATGTACCGGCCCATACGCGAAGGGTTTGACAAGCGGGCGTGGAAGCTGCGCGAAACGGTGGAGTGGACGCAGGCCCTGCTGAAAGACAAAACGGACGTGGACAAGTGGACGGGGCGCAAGGCCGAAAAGCGCAAATTTACCGTGACCGACGCGGCCAGCATGGCGGACACCGTGCTGGAGCTGACACCGGGGCAGGCCATGGAGCTGTACTGCCTGAGCCAGCGCGCGGCGGCAAAGGAGCATTTGATGATCGGCGGCATCCAGCTGAAGGACGCCAAGGGCAAGCCGGGGCGGCGGGTGAAGCTGACGCCGGGGCAGCTGGCGGAGATTACCGGCAGCCTGACGACCGAGCAGGTGAAGACGGCACGCGCCATGCAGGAATACCTGAGCACGACCGCGGCGGCGTGGGGCAACGAGGTGAGCAACACGCTGTACGGGTACGACAAATTTACCGAAACGCACTACTGGCCGATGAGCAGCAGCAACGACTTTACCGCCACAACGGCAGCCAGCAGCAGGCAGGCCGGGCTGAACGGCATTAAAAACGCCGGCATGACCAAGGCGCTGGTGAAGGGCGCCAACAACCCGCTGGTGGTGGGCGACGCCTTTGACACGTTTTTTGGGCACACGACGGAGATGGCGACCTATTACGGGTGGTGCATCCCGTTAAGCGACATGATGAAGTGGTACAACTGGCGCGCACCGGAAAGCGCCGTGAGTGTGAAGGAGGGCATTGACAACCTGCTGGGGCGCAAGGGCAAGGACTATTTTGAAACGCTGATGCGGGACATTAACGGCCAGGCGAGTACCGGATACAAGAGCGGCGGCGAGCGCCTGATGAACACCGTGACGCGCAACTGGAAGGTTGCCAAGGTGGGCGCGAACCTGCGCGTGGCGGTGCAGCAGCCGACGGCGTACTTCCGCGCGGGGGCGGAGATCGCGCCCAAATACCTGCGGGGCGCTTTGGGGCGCGGCGCGGCCAACCTGGGCAAAGGGCTGGCGGCCAGGGCCAAGGGCCAGACCTTTGAGGGCGGCATGGCGAAAGCCGAAAAATACTGCGCCATTGCCTGGTGGAAAAGCCAGGGATATTTTGAAACCAACCTGGGCAAGGACGTGCGCGCCATGGCGCTGGACGAGGAAACGGCGCTTGAGCGGGTGCGGAGCGCCAGCACCGCGATGGCGGAGTGGGGCGACAAAACCACCTGGGGCGCTTTGTGGAACGCCTGCGAGCTGGAAACGCTGGACAAGCACCCGGAGCTTGAATATGACAGCGAAGAATTTAACCGGCAGTGCGCCGCGCGGCTGAGCGAGATTGTGGACAAGACACAGGTGGTGGACAGCGTGCTGCACCGCAGCCAGATCATGCGGAGCACAGCGACGTTTACCAAGATGGTGACAAACTTTATGGCGGAACCCATTAAAAGCTATGCCATGGTGGCCCAAGCGGCGGTGAACCTGGCGCAGAACCCGAAGGACAAGGCCGCGCGGGCAAGGTTTGCCCGTGTGGGCGTTACCTATGTGGCAACGGCGATGGCGACCGCCGCGGCCGCGGCCACCGTGGACACCCTGCGGCACCCGCGCGGCGACGACAAGGACGACGACGAACGGCTGACTGCGGCAAGCCTGGCCAAGGTATATGCCCAGAACGTGCTGGAAAACTTTGCGGACGGGGTGAATTTGCCGGGGAACCTGCCGCTTTTGCAGGACATCATCGGGTTTATCACCGAGCGCGCGGACGGGAACGCGACCTATACCATAAAGCGCAACGACGTGGAGTGGATCGGCGACGTGATGGACGCGGTGAGTGTGTGGAACAAGTACCTGACGGGCAAAACAACGAGCCTGTACCAGGTGCTGTACCGCACGGCCAACGCGGTGAGCAATGTTACCGGCGTGGCGGTGAGCGCAGCCCTGCGCGACGTGAAGGGCGTATACGACACGCTGACCGGCCTTGCCGGCGCCGACGACCCGCTGGGGATGGACAAGGACCTGAACCGCATTGCCCTGGCGCTGGACGGCGGCGACGCTGACAAGGCGAGCCGGCTGTTTGCCGGGCAGGTGGACGCCAAGGTAAAGAGCGGCACCGACCCCGCCGACGCCGTGACCGCCGCCCGCAGCACCGTGACGAAGCTGTACAGCAAGGCGTACCAGCAGGCGGACAGCGAGGAACGCGCCGAGATGCTGGACGCCCTGATGGGGCTGGAATACGGCGGGGAGCGGGTGTACGATTTGGACACCGTGACCGGCTGGGGCGTGACGGTGGGCAGCGCCGACATTACGGCGGCGCTGGACACGGCGGACGCAGACGCGGTGCAGGAGATGATCGACGAGAGGGTACGGCAGCTGGAGCGGGCCGACGAGGAAGCGGCGGCGCAGGCAAGCCGGATGATGGAGGCCGGGACCCTGACCCGCGAGGAATATGACAGCGTGCTGGACAGCGCCAGGGACGCCAATGTAATCTTGTACGAAGAACAGAAAAGGGACGATTAAGGCGGAGGGGTGGGGATTGAGGTGGGAAAAGGCGCAAAAAGGCGGGAAAGGGACGAATTTGCGCGGATTTTTTGAAGATTAAACGGGATTAAAGGGAAGAAAATGCAAAGCGGCGATTTTTGCAACTTGCAAGATTTTTGGGGCGGTTTTGGGGGTGTTTGAGCGCGTGCCGGCTGGAACGGCGAAAAAGCGGCGGGCGGCGTTTAAGGAGCGGTTAAAAGAAAATTAAAAAGCGAAAAAAGCGCGGTTTTATGACGTTTAAGGACAATTAAATAAAATTTAAGGGCGGGACGCACCATGCCGGGAAAACCGGACTGGCGCGCCCCGCCCTTTGACTTTCAATGGGACATTTCGCGTTGGTTTTTGTTGAGATGTCCTATTGCGATGAATCGCTGTTTTTGGCTTTTCTATCTGTCATGAGTCCCATTGGCAATGTCCCATTAAAGCGTTGAAATCAATAGGACATAACGCTCAGCGATATTTTGTATCGCTTTGAGTACAAAAAGACCCAAATCAGCTATCATCAATCCGAAGGATGCTTTGACAGGTCAAAACATTTATACTCATCCAACCGCTTCAGCATCTCTTTTTGGCCTTCGGCGGAAAGAGACGCATAGACTGTAAGCATCTTTGCATACCGAGATATTTCTTCGGCACAAAATTCGTCCTGTTCCATTGCACAAAGAAGTACAGTCAAGCTATCACGGATATAATTGATGGACTCCCGCTGCACCGCCTGATTTGCAATTAGCACATCCTGCTTGAATCGTAAAACAAGATCGTTCAACCCATCAATAGATGAATTGATTTCATCGGCACCATCCATAAAGCGTTGTGCGTCGAGATCCCCACGGAGAAATTCACCACTAACATGGAAATAACGCTCCAAAGCGGCCATTGCCTTGGAATTTGGCTCACGATAGCCGTTTTCGTAGTTTATGATGGACTTCCTTGTAAGCCCTGTTTCCCTTGCCAATTCCGCTTGAGAAAGGCCTGCGGCCTCACGAAGATCTTTTAACCGTTGAGCGACGCCCATAGTGATGCACTCCTTTGGATAGATATACTTATAATAGCACATTATCCCCATATGGGCAACAAAAAAGGCTTGACATTCCCCGAAAGGGGAAGTATAATAGCAGAAAGTGAACAAATGGGGAATAACCGAGGTGAACGAAATGTACATAAAGCCTTGCCCGGAAAAGATTCGGGCCGCCCGCCGGAAACAGGGACTTAGCGCATATGCACTGGCAATGAAAGCCGGACTGGATAAGAAGGCCATTTATCGGATCGAATCCAAAGAAAGCCTTAGAACACATTCCCTGCGTGCCCAAGCCATCGCCGATGCGCTTGGCTGCCCGGTGGAGGAATTGTTTGATGCGCCCGGCAAGAAAGGCAAAACGGCGTGAACCGAGAAATCCTGGATGCAATCGAAGAGCAAACCGACCTGCGCTATGACAGTCTGGCCGACGCGGCGGGATGGTACGGGACAACGACCGCCTGGCGGGAGGATTTTACCGCGAATTGGAATTCAACCGGCCCAAAACGGGCCGTTAAAAGGCAATTAAACCGAGATAAGGAGGCCGAAGAGATGGCAAAGGCAAAGATTAAGATCAAGGTGTCAGACAGCGGAATCGTGACATTGGCGGCGAGTGGAGACGGCTATGCCACGCTGAACGCGCTGGTGGAAGTGCTGGCAGCCACGATCTGCGAGGCATCCCCCAACTGGGACTTTGCCGAGATTATGACGGACGCCGCCGTCAACCGGCTGTATGACCTGGTTGATGACGGCACCAGGAAGAAGGTGATCCGACGTGGGGAATGACCGATATGCTGGTGTGCGCAGGCTGCCGGACGCGCCGATAGCGGGCGAAAGCTACCGCAACGCGGGAAGCCATTATAAAGTATGGCAGTACAACGCGGCGGCAGACACCGCCCACCACCCGGCGCTGTACCGCTTGCATGACGGCAGCGTGGAGCTGCAGTGGGATTACAGCACAGACGGACACTTTGAATAGCCGAAACCGCCGGGAATGGCGGTCTTGCGGGGATGGCCGCCTGTGACCGATGATGGCAGGCCGAAAGTAAGGTGAGAGTATGGACGCGATGTTAAGCACATCTGAAGTTGCTGAATTGACAGGGATTTCGCTGCGCCACGTTAAACGATTGGCAGCCTCAAACAAACTGCCTTGTGAGAAAACAGTCAACAGCAATAACCGCCCCAAATACCTGTTCCCATTAAGCGGGCTGGCTGCCCTTGACCCCACGCTGCCGCAGCGCTACCTGGCGCAGCACGCGCAGGAGGGCACGGCGGAGGGCGCGGCGGAACCACAGAACGCGAAGCGCGGCAGGGGCCGCCCGCGCAAGGGCGGGGCCGGGAAAACGGCGGCAAGCAAGCCGCTGGAGGAATACAGCACCGAGGAACGCGGGGAGATCGCGTTTTGGACCCAGGCCGTGCAGGACTGGCGCGGCTACCGTGCCGGGTACCGTGACAAGGCCGCCGCGGACGAAGCGTGGCTGGCGCAGTTCCGGCTGGACCACCCGGAGGTACATATCACCCGGAAGATCTTGTACGCGCGGCAGCGGGCCGTGCTGGAGGATGACCTGGACGGACTGGTGGACGGGCGCGGCAAGGCGCGGCGGGGGTACTGCAAGATCCCGGCGGCGGCGTGGGACGCCTTTATGTACTACTACCTGGACCAGCGGCAAAGCCCCATCAAGCAATGCTACGACCAGACGATCTACTTTTTGGAACAGCATTGCCCGGAAGCACTGCCGGTGCCGGACTACACGACTTTTTACCGCCATGTTATGGCGGATGTGCCGGAGCCCGTGAAGGTGATGGGGCGCGAAGGGCCGAAGGCATTTTATGACCGATGCAGCCACTACATCCGGCGCGAATACGAGAATATGCAGTCCAATGAATACTGGATCGCCGACACCCACACCTTTGACGTTGTGACCAAAGGCGACGGCGGCGGGACGCACCGCCTGTACCTGACCGCCTTTATGGATGCGCGCAGCGGCATTTTTGTGGGCTGCCATGTGGCAGACACCAACAGCAGCCAAAATGTGCTGACCGCCCTGCGGCGGGGCATTTTGCGGTACGGCATCCCGGACAACATCTATGTGGATAACGGCCGCGAATACCTGAACAAGGACGTTGGCGGCACCGGCCACCGCACCCGCAAAACCAAAAACGAGTGGCAGGGCTGGGATGACACCGAGAAATTTGTGCCGCCGCCCGTGTTTACGCGGCTGGGCATTAAAATGACGAACGCCATTGTGCGCAACGCCCGCGCCAAGACCATTGAGCGGCGCTTTTGCGATGTGAAAAACCAGATCAGCCGATTGTTTGACACATTCTGCGGCGGCACGGTGGTGGAAAAGCCGGAGCAGTTAAAACACCTGTTAAAGGGCGGTGAAGTGGTGCTTGACAGCGATTTTACCGCCAGCGTGCAGACGCTGCTGGACGGCCTGATGAACGAAAGCGAGTACAACGGCCCGGTGCAGCGCGACCACGGGAAAACCAAGCTGCAGGTCTGGCGGGACAACCTGAGCCGGAAGCGGATCGCTGCCCCCGCCGACCTGAACCTGATGCTAATGCGCAGCAGCCGCCCGCTGAAGGTGGGGCGCAACGGCATTACCGCGAACCTGTACGGCGCGAAGCTGGATTACTACACGGACGAGTTCACGATGCAGTACCAGGGCAAAAAGGTGTATTACCGCTACGACCCCGACGACCTGCGCACCATCCGGGCGTATGACCCGCAGGACCGGTTCATCTGCGAACTGCCCTGCCGCGACGATATGGTGCTGGAATACGGCGCAAACCGCGAGAGCATCCAGGCCGCCATGCACGAACTGCGAGGCTATACCAAGCTGGTCAAAAACGCCGCCGAAGCGCAGGCCGGGAAAATTACAGAGGTGTACGGCGAAGCCAAGGCCTTTGACGTTTGCCTGGCCAAGGCGCAGCAGAACATTGAGGCGCGCATCACCGCGCCGGAGAACGCCAAGCCGCCCGTTGTGGAGCTGCAGTTTGCAAACGAGGGCGAACCGCTGCTGCAAGCCGTGGGCGCGGAACATCTGGTAGACTTTGGCCGGATGACGGCCAATGCGATAAAACAGCATGAACAGGAAGGGAGCTTTGAAGATGAAAACCTATAACGCGGCGCTTCAGGCACAGCTGGACGCTTACCTGAGCGAGCAGAGCGGCCTGCCGCAGTCCAAGGCGGCGGCCATGATCGGGGTAAGCCCAACGGCGCTGAGCCAGTACCGCAACAGCAAGTACCCCGGCGACGTGGAAGCCGTGGAAAGCAAGATCGAAGAGTTTTTGCGCACCCGCAGCGCGGCGGCGCAGGCCGAGGCCGAGAAGGCCCCCTACCTGAGTGCCGGGTATGTGCCCACCAGCGTGAGCGAGGATGTATACAAGGCCATCCAGTACTGCCAGCTGGAGCGCGGCATTGTGGTGCTGCACGGGGACGCGGGCATTGGCAAGACGCGGGGCGCGGCGCGGTTTGTGCAGGACAACCCTGCCAACGCCATTTACATCCGCTGCACCCCGGTGGGCGGCACGCTGACCGCCATGCTGCGGCAGCTTGGCACGGCCCTGAAACTGCCCGCCACCCGCAACCGGTTGGAGCTGAGTATGGCCATCCATGACAGGCTGAAGGGGACGGACAAGGTGATCATTATTGACGAGGCGCAGAACCTGCGCTTTGACGCGCTGGAGGAGCTGCGCAGCCTGAGCGACCCCGACGACCTGACCGGCGAAAGCGGAACGGGCATCTGCCTGATCGGCAACAGTGAGGTGTACAGCCGGATGCTGGGCAAGCAGGAAGCGCAGTTTGCCCAGCAGTTCAGCCGGGTGCGGTTCCGCCGCCGGTACAGCACCGCCGACGTGAAGCTGGCGGATGTGGAAAAGCTGTTCCCGACGCTGGCGGACGGCAGCCACGGCAAGGAGCTTGCCTTTATGACCGGCGTTTGCCGCAGCAAATGGGGCATACGCGGCGCAATGAGCGTGTACACCAACGCCGTGCGCAACGAAAACACCAGCCTGGACGGCCTGCGCGGCATTGCCGCCAGCATGGGCGTGGGCGTACTGAGTTAAGGAGGAAACCATGAGCACACGGGAAGGATACGCCGCCGCCCTTGGGGCGGGGCTTGGCATGACGTTTGGGATGCTGTTCGGCGCGATCGCCGCGGGCAGCACCTGGACACAGGGGCTTGCAACGCTGGGGGCGGGCGTGCTGGGACTGTACATTATTGCGCGGATGATCATTGAGGACGGCAGGCTGGAGCGGGAACTTTTGCACGGCGGCCAGCCGGACGACGAGGAGCCGGAGAGAGCGCCCGCGATGTTCCGCGACCGATACGACACGGGGTACCGGGACGGCTACGACGATGCCGTGGAGAGCCTGCAATTTGCAAATTTGCCGCAGCGCCCCCGCAAGGGCAAGCACAAGCGCAAGGCGGCAGCCGGCAACATGGTACGGGCCGAATTGCCGGAGCGGCCCATTGTGATGGAACACCAGCACGGCGCGTAACCCTTTGGGGGCGCAGGCCCCCGCCTTAATGCAGCCGCCCGATTGGGCGCAGGTCGCAAGCCCTGAACGATGCAGAGCGAGGAAGGAGCGAATATGACAAAGGACGAATGGCAGGAAGCCGAACGGCGCGCCCTGTGGAAGTATGGCGGGCTTACGCTGTTGGTGGACGGATACAAAATCAGCGTCCAACGGCAGTACGCGACGCCTTACAAAAGCAAGCTGGCTGTTTATGTGAACGGCACATTCCGCGGAAAATGGCTCGTCGAAGATTGCGAGGAGCGCAGACGGTTCTGTTACTGCGTGAAGCACAGCCTGATCAAGAAAAACTGCCCGGAAAACAAGAAAAAGTGGTTTTTGAAGGCGATGGGCAAAAACGAGGAAGACTACGCCTACTATACCTACAGCCCGTATTATCCAAGTTTTGCCGCCCTGCGACGGCAGCTTGTGAAAAACAACCAAGACATACAGCTTATTACGGAGGAATGACCTATGGCAAGACGGAAAGTGACAACCGCGCCCGTGCTGGCAAGCTGGGCGGAAACCGACAAAGCGCTGCGGGACATCCGCGAATGCCGGCACACGCTGGCGGAACTGGCAGTGGAGCGCGACCGAAAAATTGATGCCGCCAAGGATACCTACACAACCACGGCCCTGCCCGTGCAGAACCGCGTGAAGGAACTGGAAGGCCAGGTAAAAGCGTTTGTGGACGGACACCGCGCCGAGCTGGTGGGCAAGAGCCGCGCGCTGAACTTCGGCGTGGTGGGCTACCGGCTGAGCAGCAAACTGGTGCTGCCCAAGGGGCGTGTGGAGGATGTGATCGCGCAGCTGAAAGCCCTGGGGCGGGACAACCTGATCAAGCGCACCGAAACCCTTGACCGTGAGGCACTGCGCAGGGAACCCGCGGAGCTGCTGTGCAAGCTGGGCGCGTACATCAACCAGACCGATGAGTTCTATTATGATGTAAGCGAAGCCGAGGCGAAAGAGCTGTAAGGAGGCGGCAGGGATGGGCGGATGCAGCACCTACCAGATCCGCAAGATCTACGCCATCGGGCAGGCGCTTGGAATCGTGAACCGCGGCGGCGAGGACGCGCTGCACGACCTTGTATATGGCGTGACCGGCAAGAGCAGCGTGAAGGAGCTGAGCTACAGCGAGGCGTGCAAGGTGATTGGAGAACTGGAAGCACGGCAGGGCACGCCGCCGCCCCGCCCAAAGAAAACCAACCACCGCAAGCGAAAGCCGGGCGGCGTGAGCGAGGGCCAGGAGCGCAAGGTTTGGGCGCTGATGTACCGACTGGCCGCCGCCAGCCCGAGCACGGTCGCGGTCGGCGACCGCTTGCGGGCGGCGATCAAGAAAGAGGCCGGCGTGGACGCTTTTGCCGATGACCCGTTCGCGTGGCTGGACTACAAGAGCTGCAACAAGCTGATCGAGGCGCTGAAGGGATACGTCAAAAACGCGGAGCGAAAGGCGGGTGCTGCGGATGGATGAAAAGCTGCCGGAATGGCTTGAGCAATGTTTGACCGAGGACGACCGACAGCTGATCGGCATTGTGGGCACGGAGGCGTTCCTGCGGCTGATCGACACCTACGGCGGCGGGAACGTGTACATCCCGAAAAACGACCGCTTTGAGCGCTACGCCCGCAACAAGGCAATCGTCGCCGAGTTTGACGGGTACAATTTTCGGGAGCTTGCGCAAAAATATCATTTGACGGAAATGCAAATCCGCGTTATCGTAAAAGACAAAGCGGCAGCGGTGAGGGCGAAGCCTGTGGACGGACAGATGAGCCTGTTCGACGCGCCGGACGAACAGAACACAGACAAGTAAATCATTTTGCGAAAGGGCTTTATCTTTCGGACTTTACGAATCGTGATGTATTATGGTTGCAGAAACCATAACACATCACGATTTTTGTTTTGAGGGGTACGGCAATGCAGTTTGACGCAGGGACTTGGTGGTTGGCAGTATTACTGCTTGGCGGCTTGACGGGCGCGCTTGGCTACATGATAAAGCACAGCTTTGACAAAATCGAAAAGAAGTTGGACACGGCTGTGCCGAAAGAAGACTTCGACACAAAGATAGCGAACCACGAGGCGCAGATCCGAAAAATCCAAGAAACCTACACGCCGCGCACGACCCACGACAAGGACGTGGGCGAGCTGCGGGAGAAGATTTCCCGCATCAGTGAAAACTACCTTACCAAAGAGGACTTTTACCGCGAAAACACCAAGACCGACCGCAAAATCGAGTCGGCAAACCAGAAAATTGACCGTGTGATCGAGCTGCAGATGCAGCTTTTACAGCAGTTGTCGCAAAAGGAGAATTCGTAACATGGACATGAAAGAAAAGTTGCTTGCCGAAATGGAGCAAAGCGACTTTGCCAAAAATAACGGCAAGATCATGCGGACGCTGAACGTGCTTGCGCCGAGCTACCACAACCTGAGCAGCATTCAGCGCATTTTGAAGGACGACGGCATTGGCGAGGGACAATACGCCGCCTGCCTCGACTTTCTGGCTTTGGAAGGGTATATTCTGCTGCGCACCGTAAAGGATCATGTGCGGTGCGAGGATTTAGCGGACCACAACTGGACGGAATTGGAAGCAAAGCTTTCCGGCAAGGGAATGCGCGTGCTTGAAAAGGATGTCAAGGACGCGATGATCGAGGTGTAACGATGGCGTGGCCGTTTCAGCGCGGGGGCAAGAGCAGCGGCAACCGCAAGCACAGCAAGATCGACAAGCTGCCGCCAGAAATGAAAGCTACCGTTGAGGAGATGATCCTTGACGGCAGCGCTACTTATACCGAGATCGTGGACTATTTGCAGGAGCACGGGTACAGCCTGTCGGTTTCGAGCGTGTGCCGCTACGCGCAGGGATACGTCGAAAATTTGCAGACGCTGCAGATCGCGCAGGCCAACTTTAGAAATATGCTTGACGAGCTGGAGCGCTACCCCGACCTTGACACGACCGAGGCGCTGGTGCGCGTGGCGAGCCAGGACCTTATGACGGCGCTGACCGCCAAGAAGGAAGAGGACTGGAACGCCGTGAGTGTGGACAAGCTGATGAACCAGATCAGCGGCCTGACCCGCGCGGTCGCCTACAAGAAGCGCGTGGAGCTGCGGAACAAGACCGACCTTGAAGCAGGCACGGATGACGTGAAGACCATGCTGTGGCGCACGATGGCAACCGAGAAGCCGGAGCTGTACAAGCAGGTTACGGCTTACCTAGACAAGAAAGCGCAGGCTGCACCATGAGCCTTTATGCTGTGCAGGTACTGACCGGGCAGGAAGCGGAGGTTTGCCGCCGCCTGGCCGACCGCCGCATTGCCACCCTGCTGCCGCAGGAGCGGCGGCTGATCCGCCGCGGCGGCGCGTGGCGGGAAGAGCCGTACACCCTGTTCCGGGGGTATGTGTTTGTGGACACCGAAGCCCCGCTGCCCATCTATTATACGGTACGCGGGCAGGACGGCGTGATGCGCTGGCTGGGGGCAAGCCCCGGCACGCCGGAGGCACTGAGCCTGGCCGAAGCCGTGAACATCCGCTGGCTGGCGGGGCAAGACCTACGCCCCAGCACCGCGCGCGAGGTGATGCCCGGTGTGCTGGGTTTTGTGGACGGGCCGTTGGCGCAGCTGAGCGACCGCATTGTGCGTGTTGACCGGCATGACCGGCGGGCGGTCGTGGCCCTGCCCATTGGCGGGGAAGCAAAAGAATTTACGCTGACCTTTACGATACAGGAAACCGCAGACTGCGGGGCGGCCGGTTCGCCCCGGCCCGCAGGCGCGGCGGACAGAAGCAACGGGATTTTGGCTGCGAAAACGGCCGAAAATGGCGAAGCATACCCCGCAAAACGCGGGTGTGCCGCCAGCACCGTTTAATTGCCCCGTTTAATACGTTTAATTTTGTTTAAGGAACGAAGGGCGGAAAACTGCCCGCGTGAGAGAAAGGCCCCCAAAACGGGCTTATTTGGGGCGCTGTGGGGCGGAGGGAAAAAACAGATGAAAACCAAGGAAAAAAGCCTGCGGGAGCTGCTGGCCGACATCCAGAAGGCCAGCGAGCTGGAACGCTATGACCCCGCCGCAGACCTGGCGCTTTTGGCGGCGCAGTACCGCAAGATGAGCCGGTGGGACTTTGGCAAGCTGCTGGACGGCATGGCCGCAAAGTACCAAAACGAATGGAGCGCCATCCACGCGGCGCTGGCCGAAAAGGCCCGCGCCGGGGACCTGGACGCCATCCGGCTGTACCGCGAAACCATGGCGCAGGCGGGCAGCGGCAATGAGGTGACGATCGTTGACGACATCTAAAAACAGCGGGGCGGCGGTGAGCCTGAAAGGCGTCATCGGCCCCGCTTTCTACGAAACGCACCGCCTGATCCGCGCGGGCAAGATCGACGAGGCGGTGGAGAAGGGCGGGCGCGCGAGCTTAAAGAGCAGCTATGTGAGCGTTGAGGTGGTTTTGCAGCTTTTGCGCCACCCCGACTGCCACGCGCTGGTGACGCGCCAGGTGGCCGATACCATGCGCGACAGCGTGTACGCCCAGATCTTGTGGGCCATTGACAAGCTGGGGCTGGGTGAAAAGTTCCGCTGCACACAAAGCCCGCTGCAATGCGTGTACCTGCCCACGGGGCAGCGCATTTTGTTCCGCGGGCTGGACGACCCGCAGAAGATCAAATCCATCAAGCTGCCGTTTGGGTACATTGGCATTGTGTGGTTTGAGGAAGCCGACCAGATCAAAGGCGGCGAAGAGGCCGTGCGCAACGTGCAGCAATCCGCTTTGCGCGGCGGCGAGTACGGGCTGACGTTTATCAGCTTTAACCCGCCCGCGGCCAGCCGCAACTGGGCCAACCGCTACGCCCGGGCCGAGCGGCGCGGCAAGTTTGTACACCACAGCAGCTACCTGCAAGCCCCCGCCGAATGGCTGGGGCCGAAGTTTTTGGCGCAGGCGGAGTACATTAAGGAAACGCAGCCGACCAAGTACCGCCACGAGTATTTGGGCGAGGCCGTGGGCAACGGCACGCAGGTGTTTGAAAACCTGGTGCTGGAGCCCATTGATGGCAAAACGATCCGCAGCTTTGACCGCCCGCTGAACGGCGTGGACTGGGGCTGGTACCCGGACGCCTGGGCATACAACCGCGTACAGTACGACGCGGCGCGGCGTACCTTATATATTTATGACGAGCTGACCCGCTGGCGCACCGCCAACCGCGACACCGCGCACCTGCTTTTGGCGCGCGGCGTTGGCACCGAAACGGGCGGCCCGCTGACCGCCGACAGCGCCGAGCCGAAGAGCTGCGGCGACTACCGCGCCGAGGGCCTGCCCTGCCGCGAGGCGGTGAAAGGCCCCGGCAGCGTGAACCAGAGCATGAAGTGGCTGCAAAGCCTGGCCGCCATCTGCATTGACCCAAAGCGTTGCCCCGACACAGCGCGGGAATTTGGCGAGTACGAGTACGAGGTGGGCAAGGACGGCCAGGTGCTGCCCGGCTACCCCGACGCTGACAACCACCACATTGACGCCGTGCGCTACGCCACCAACCGCCTGTGGACAAGGCGCGGGACCTGACGCCGTGGATGTTGTGCAGGTGTACGGCATTGCGCTGGAGAAAGGCGAGTATGACAGCAGCGACTATGCGAACAGCCTGAACTGGCTGTGGAGCCGGATGAAGGATATGGTGGCCGATCTGCGGCAGACGCTGAAGGGCGGTGATGCCGCATGAAAAAGGCCAACGCCCCCGCGCCCGCCGATGTGCAGGTGCTGCTGCCCGCCGCGATGATGAACGGCAAGGCCGTTGTGGATAGCCGAGAGGTTGCACGGATGCTGGGTAGGCCACACAAAAACCTTCTGGCGGACATTCACCGCTATATTTCGGCCATGGAACGCCGAAAAGCAGACGGGCTAAATTTTCAGCCCGTCGCAAGAGATTTTCAGCTTGTCGATTTCTTTGTCCCCAGCACCTACACCAACGACCACAACCAGACTTTCCCCTGCTATCTCCTGACCCAGAAGGGCTGTGAGATGGTGGCCAACAAGCTGACGGGCGAAAAAGGCATTTTGTTTACCGCCGCCTATGTGAACGCCTTCCACGCCCTGCAGGAGCAGGCGCAGGCCGGGGCCATGGTGCCCACGGTGCGGGCGGCCCCTGCGGCGCTATAGAAACTCGGCAAA